AAAGATGCACTTGCTCCTGCCAATGCATTTGAGAGAGTGCAACAAAAAGAACGTGAGCGAGAAGCAGACATTAGTGGACAGAATGTAACACCAGACCAACAAGCAATTAAACCTGTGAAGAGTGGTATGTCAGGCAAAGGAATGCTCTTGGGTGCCGCTCTTGTTGGTGGTATTGGCGCATTACTTGCAACATTCTCAGGATTGCTTGACTTTGATGCAGAAGCACTAAAACAAAAAGTAAAGACACTTCTCTCACTTAAAGATGAAGTGGCAGATGGTAGTATGCTAAAACTTCTTGCTGAAGGTGGAACACTTGCACTAGTTCTTGGTGGTATAGGTCTTGCTCTTGGAGCATTTGGTATTGGTGCCGCTGTTGCTGGAGGTGGTATGGCACTTGCAGATTGGTCAGGAGGAGGAAACTGGTCTCAAGCAATCGTAGACCACGTTATAACTCTACTCTCTATTAAAGACCAACTTGGTGGCAATCTTGAAATGCTAAAAGATGGGTTTGCATTTACACTCGCAATGACAGGTGTTGGATTAGGTCTTGCCGCGTTTGGTGCTGGTGCCTTTGTTGGTGGTGCAGGATTAGGTTTTTCCGATTGGGCAGGTGGAGACAACTGGTCACAAAAAATTAAAGACCATGTAGTTACATTACTATCAATCAAAGATGAACTTGGTGGTAACTGGGATATGTTAAAAGCATCAGGTGCCTTTGCTCTTGCAATGGGAGGTGTTGGTGCTGGTCTTGCCGCTATCGGTATTGGTATGGCAGTTGCGGGTGCTACTTTAACATTAGCGGACTGGATGGCAGGTGATTGGTCACAAAAAATTAAAGACCATGTTATAGTTCTTCTTTCTATATCTGATGCTCTAGGTGGTGCTAAAGCATTTATTGGTGAAGCGGCAGTATTCGCTCTTGCGATGGGGGGCATTGGATTCGGTCTTGCCGCGTTTGGTGCTGGGCAAGCGGCGACGGCAGTTGCACAGTTTATATCGTCTGACGATTGGACACAACGCATCAAAGATAATGTTAAGAACTTATTATCTATTACTGCTGAAGGATACGACCAGAAAAAAGCAGATGAATTCTCTTCTGTTATGGGTACTATCTCTGCAGGACTACTAAAGTTCTCCGGTAGTACCTTTGTTTCTTCTCTCGCAGGTGCGGCAAGTGGTATTCTGAACTTCTTGTCTGGTAAAGAGAGTCCTATTGAAGAGATGATGAATATTGCGAATAAAGCAGATAAGTTAGAAAAAGGTGCTAATGCACTTGATAGAATTGCTGGCGCACTAAGTAAAATCTCAGGTCTAAACTTTCAAGGTACTAAATTAGGTATCTCAGAAATGGCAGAAGATTTATTGAAATCTATTCCTGCAATTGAGACTGCTATCAACGGCGGTACTGTTGGGGAAGGATGGATATCATCTGGAACACAAATTAAAGGTCTTGCATCTAGCGATATTAAGTTTGATGAAGCGGCAAAGAACATCACATTACTGAGAGAATCCTTAGGACTAGCACCAGTAGTTCAAGCGGCACCAACTGCAGACGTATCTAGTGCAGTAGTGCCGCCAGCGCAACAACCAGTAATTAATACTGTTACAACCGTGGCGGCACCAACAACAATGAACTCAAGCAGTAATACAAATATTTCACCTAGAAATCAACAACAGAAAGCATGGCAGGAAGACTTAGTATATTAATTCGCCAAAGGATTATCTAAAGCACGTTGTACCATCTTTTTCAATCTTTCTTCTAGTTCATTCAATTGCCTATCTACATCACTAGAGACTTTATCACGTTTGTTATCAAACCTCTGGTCGGCAAGGTCTACGAGTTCTCGCACTTCTTTAGTCTGGTCTGTCAACTGTATGCGAACTTCGTATTCGCTGTCTTTCACTCTTTGTTCAGTCTTGTCAACTATCTGTTCGATACGTTCAATATCACTCTTTAAATCTATCTTTATATCTCTAGTGTAATCTCTTGCTTCGGTGACACTCTCTTGTAGTTTAATCATATTAGCATCAAGCACAGATAATTGTTCTTGTAGACCTGATAAGTCAGGTGCAACATATTCTTGTATTTGCTCTTTCATATTCATGTAGTCTTTGTAGAATTCAAATCCTGCCCATAGACCACCACCCAATGCACTAAGCAATGGTAGTATGAGTAACATCTTACCACCAGATATTTTTGCTCCTGCAACTTCTATTTCTGCCATTTCTCTCTCCTTTATTGATACTGCATATCGACCATCTTGTCGTGCAGAATTTGTTGTGCGAGTCCATTGCGTAATCCTCGCTGATTTTCTTTCGGTGATTTAGTATACTCATTAGGCAACGCACTTTCAAGTCTAACACCGTCAGGCATCGATGCTTGATATGCACCAAATCCTTGATTGAAGTTCATTAGTGCTATAGCAAGTCCTTGCGCCGCTTGCTGTTCTTCAAGTGATACTGCATTCGCAATCTTCAACGCATTATCTGCCGCTTTCTTTGCAATGATTTTGCGTAGTTTCTTTTTCTTACTTTCTTTTTTATCTTCTTTCTTTTCTTCTTGTGCAACTTCTTCTTCAGGTTCATCTTCAGTTGCTTCTGGTTCTGTATCTGCTACTTGCTCTTCTTCAGCAGGTTCTGTATCTTCTGCAACCTCATCTGTAGTCTCTTCTTCTGGTTGCTCATCAGTTGACGCAACTTCCTCTTCTCGCTCTTCTTGCTCAGGCATCTCTTCAATAGTTTCAGCAACTTCTTCAACAACCTCTTCAGATACTTCAAGACTTTCTTCAAATGACTGTACCTCTGCAATCTCTATCTCCTGACTAGTTGGTTCTTCTATAACAAATTCTACTTCTGGTATCGCAGGTTCAAAAATATCGATAACAGAGAATCCACCAAATTCAGTAGTGTTCAACTCATTGCTTATTAAGTTATCAATGATAGCATCACCAGTAGTAGAAACTTCATCAAACTCAATTACATTTTCAACAACAGGTTGCTCCTCAAATTGTGCCAATTCTTCTTGCTGAGGTTCTACAAAAGTTTCGTAGTAAAGTTGTTCGTAACCAGGACATGATGGGTCATATAAAGCGTCTACGGCGCAGTTCTGTGCAAATACTATCTCTGCTAGTGCTTCAGCATAACCAGTACACAGACTGCTATAAAGAGGATTAGCGGCGCACATAGCATCTAGATTGAAAGTGTATATTACTTCACCCTTGCTATTGTATCCGTTAGGTTCAAATTTAAACTGCTCTATCTCATTGTTAGTAGTGTCACCAAATATACCTACAGTAACAGCATGATTGACAATGTTAATATCAAAGTGATGTATCTCAATAGCACCGCTGTCAAAGTTCATCTCTACACCAAATGTATTGAGATTGTTTGCATCATGAAACTCTGCGATATAACGCCAATAATAACGTAGTGTATCGATATCACCATCATTGTCTGTATCAAGTTCTTTAGTGAAGAATCCACTATCAGGTATACCATCACCAGTCACATCTACATTCAAGTCAATCAAGTCTGTCCATAATGCCGCGATAGTATAGTTAAAGAATGGTTGTCCAGGAAGAGTTCCATTCGCCGCCATTGATGCAACGTCTTGTCCATTACAACAAAAATGCTGAAAAGGTGCATTCGTGTTAATGTTAGGACCGTACATGACAATAGCACCATTAGACATGAATGCGCTATTAGTGAATACTTGACCATTCATAGTGAACGGAACAGGTAAATCTACAAGAGCATTGCTATCATCAAATATCTGATACTGAGTTGTACCCTCAGAACCAGGTTCGATGAACTCCTCTGCTATACTAGAGTAAGAGTAGAAGCAATAGAACAGAACCAGCGCCCATAGCGGCACCTTTAATTGTATCATTGCGTTGTTCCTCTTTTTTTACGCTTTCAGGTCTCAACTCAGGATATGTTTCCCATAGTTGTTTTGCTTCATCGCCGATTTTACCCATAAACGGACAAGGTGTACCTGCCATCTCCATAGCATCAAAGACACGCTCATCTTGACACATGTTAGAGACTGCCGCTACTTTCATACCCATATCATAGAGGACTTTTGATAGTTTAAGACGTTCACAGTTCATATCTCTGACTGCTGAACCGCCTGAGAAACCTAATACTTGTGTTTGTACTGCTCCGCTAAAAGCAATTGTACATACATCACTATTAGAGTTATTAATTGAAGGCGAAATAGCACTAGGTGGTGGAGATTTCACAGTGGTCTTTGAATTGCTATTGCTATTCACATCACTTCTAGACGTACTATCAGTGACAATAGGATCAGCACTGAAAGACATAGAACTAAACGAAATCATAACAAATGCAATAACAACAGATGTTATTATTCTTTGCATTGTTTGTTTCCTTTATTGGTTGAGGTCTTACTCAGTTATTTATAATTTGGGTGTCAACATCTTGACATTAAAATCAAATTAGTTTTAACATAAATACTTAAAGCAAATATTATGCACATGTGACAGAGAGAAAGCAAAAGAAATGTTACATGTATTCATGCTAGTCGTAATGCTTCAAGGAAGCGAACAAAGAACGCAACCTATGTACTTCTACGATATAGACAGATGTTTATATTTTGCAAATCGCATGAATAGACAGCGTGATTATAGTGCAATATGTAAGATAGTGACTGTTGATCCTAGCAAAGTGACGGTATACAAATGAGCATAGATAATAGAGATAAAGTCGTTCATGACATTAAGATGAGAATTCATAATTTTAAAATGAAGAATAAATGGTTATATGACAGAGAAAGAAAAGAAAATGACAGCAATGAACAATCAACAAGTGAAGACAGAGAGCAAGAAAGAGATAACAGAATTGCATCAAAATTGCGGAACTTCTGACTGTTGCGGACAATGTGAGACTGCAGTTAAACCAATAGTGAAAGAAGAAAAGCAATGAATACAATATGGCACATAATGCTCACTGCATGTCTAGACACACAAATGATGCAATGCGTATCACAAGACGTACAATGGTTTGATACACAGAAACAATGCGAAATTGCATTAAATGAGTATACTGAGATTCCACCTGATGGACCTTTCCAGACAGTAGAATGGCAATGTAAACCAATAGGATCATCATCAACATGAGACAAACAGCAAGTTACGCAGAAGAGCAAGACGTATGGTACACAGAACTCAAAAATCTAGCAGAGATGTGGGCAACATCAGAGACTAAACTATCTACAGAGTTAGAAGAATTAGAGAAGAGAAGAATAGTCGATGCGATGGCGATTTCGAACAATAACAAATCACACGCGGCAAAACGTCTAGGTATCGGTCGTACTCTATTGATACACAAGTTAAAGAAGTACTCAATTGAATAGAACAATGCTTATCATAGTTGCTACGCAATTCCTACTCGCAGTAGCAATCTTACCATTCGCATTACGCATGAATGTCGTATCGGTAATGTGTGGTTGATTAACCGTACTTAGGTAGATACGCAAAGGTATAGAACAACCACACTAGAAGCGAACATACTGCCGTACCTGCGGTTAATGCCGCGGTAAGTTGAATCCACTCCATTATATTTTCATGTCTTTCTATTGCCGCTTTTCTTGCGGCGATTTCCGCTTCGCGTCTTTTCTCTGCCGCTTGCTTTTGAAATTGTAACCAGTCTTGCCACATGCCAGCACGACCTGTATAAATCATCATCTCTCGGAGTTCATCTTCTTGTGCCTTGAGTTTTTCAAGTGCCATAAACTCTTCTAAGTCAGATTTGTTTCCGCCTGCGTTATTTACTTTTTTCTGTAAAGAATTTTTTGCATCAAAATAACCGACCAGTTGCTCACCACAATCGTACAGTTCTTTTCCGTTGCTTATGAATTCTTTTACAGTATTGAACGCCGCAGATGCTAATGCTAATTCTGCTAACATAATGATGATACCCCTCTTTCGGTGTTGTATCATATATCATGTTGTAAGGGAAAGTTTCAACTCAAGTTGTTATGACTATTTATAAAAAAAAGAGGACACAAGGTCCTCTTTTTAAGTTTACATTATTTATATACTGTTATTTTTCTGTGTGATACCTACAGCAAGCGCATGTAGACCAAACTAGTATAAGGCGCATATCACACAAAGGAATAACTTCCACCTTCTCCTATAGTTTTCTTAGTCATCAGCGGCAAGTTTGGAGAAGTATGACATTGCTTCATCATCTTCATCTTCTTGTACTGGTGCTGACATTGCTGGCGTTGGTGTAGTAGATTTCTCTTCTGCTACCCAAGGCACTGTCTCCTCTGCGGTCTGTTGTCTAACAGGTGCAGAAGGAGTATAACTTGGTACATCTGCATTAGCATTCAATACCAAATCAAGTTTTGCCTTCAGTTCTTCATATGACTTGAAGTTAGAAGGTGCAAGAAAGTCTTGCAGTTTATATTGTGTTTTCCACAATGCTTCGATTTTAGCATCGTCACCCTCAAAGAGTGGTGATACACTATCGAATTCAGATTTATCGTAGTTGGTAAAACCTTCTACTTTACGAATTTTCAGTTTGAAGTTAGTTCCTGCCCAAGGATCAAATGGGTTAATAGGACTCTCATCTTCGAACTGAGGTTTCATCACATCCATAATCTTATCAAAGATTTTCTTACCAAACTTAAACAGTTTGACTTGACCTTCATTCTCAGGATGCTTCGGATCAGAAACAATGAGAACATTGGCAATGTAAGAAAGTCTACGCTTTTGCTTTCGTGCGATATCTTTGTTTGCTTCTGTACCAGAGTTCCATAGAACAGAGTTGTACTCTGCAACAGGGTCTTTTTCATTAAGCGTTGTCAAAGAGTTCTCAATATACCACTTACCAGTAGGACCTTGAAACCCATGATTAAAGATACGAACCCAAGGAAGTTCTTCACCTTCGCTCTCTGGAAGAAAACGAATAACAGCAAAACCATTACCAGACTTATCTAACTCTGGACGCCAGAAGCGGTCATCGTTGTTGCTGTTGTTGGATTGTTGTGGGGTGTTTACTTTTTCTACTTCGTTAAGTAGGCGTGAAAGATTGTCGTTAGACTTTTTAAGTTGTGCAAAATTTGTCATTTGTATTTACCTCGTATGTACGTTATATTGCGTTGTATAAGTTTATCTTATCCACATATGTTTCATAATGTATAAGACTATTTATATGACTTACACGTTAGTTTCGTCATATTTCTGTGTTCTACTATACATTATTACCTTGTATTTGTCAACATCAAAATCAAGAAAAGGTCGGTATTTAATTAACTTTCGCCGTTCTTCTTTCCAAAAGAAATCATCTTTCAGTGTCTTGTCCCAATATGACAGATAGTTGTTAATAGCGTCTAGTATTAACATCGTTTCGATTTTTACATCTCCACGACTGTACATTTGTAGCAACAATGGATGTTGTTCATCCTTTACTACAAAGCATTTGTCAAACTTGTTTACTTCTTCATAAGCAAGTTCTGAGCAAATCTGTTCCAGGTCATCTCTAAAATTTTGTGTTAAACTCTGTAGACGACCTTTCCATTTATTATAAACCTGAAGTGCCTCTTCATATATGAATGCTCCACCCCATCTATTACCATCAACATGATTAGCAATTAAAAACTTAGGTAACTCATCTTCACTAAACTCCTTTGCCAATTTAGTAAAGTTGAATTGGTCGCTTCTTTTATAGAAGGTCTCATTCTTTGTTTTGACTGCACCTCTAGTCTTAGTGATATCATATCTATCTGTTGTGAAATGTAACTTGAAAGC